TTATACACTTTGCTGTGGGATTTTCACGATTGAGGTACCATCAAATCGCCAGGTTAAATCAGCGTCAAAACCAGCAGGTAAAGCTTCAACTTCAGTCACTGACATATCAACCGGGTACAGCATTGATACATCCTTTGCGCACGAACAAATAATACCGTCATCCCCATATACAATTTTCCAGGTATCTTCTCTGAATAACTTTTGTGATTCGTACCAGTCATTGCCTTCATCATCACGAAGGTAAATGACTCCTGAAATGTATGTTTCTGGTGTGTAACGAGTCAGATTTTTTAACGTCAGCATTTTGTTATCCATCAATTGTTACCCAATTGCCATTCAGTCTCACCTGCATCGGCGCCACGCGTATTGCTGAAATTGTGATGTAGGTATCATTACTCAGATTGGTTAGCCCACACAGGAATGAACCACCAGGGGCGTCATAAGATTTTGACTCTCCACCACTACCACCTGGTGTTGCAATGGATGTGATAGCACCGCGCCGGAACCCGCTGGGGTTATACACAACAGTCCATGTACCATTGTTTCTGAACCCTGACGTAATAGAGCCATCAGACCGGACAAATACCGCAGAGTTAATTTTGGTAGAGATGTCATACCCCGCGATAATTCCTGCTCCGTAACCACCAAAGAGGTCATTACCTGAGCCGCCACCCTGCAAAATGAATTTAGAACCATACTGGTCACTGTTCAGATTACTGTTACTGACCGTTTCAGCATTTGCATAGAATGAGCCACCCTCAACCTGAATCAGGTTCCCGGCTGATTTACCTACCCCCTTTGATGCCGCAGCCCCTAAAACTAACCAGGATTGCCATGCTGATGTGTCCCCGTTCTGGGCGCGAAACGCGACCTTTACCGGGTTGTACCCAATGGCAATTTGCATATCGAAAGTATCATTCAGGCTGCTTACGGTAAGAACTGTGGCGTTGAATCCGGGGGAGTTTGCAGCGGAGCCATACGCAAAAGATGAACTGTTTTTAGGCGCATTATTTAAATCTGTTACAGGATCACCAGAATGCACGATTGCTGCTGCGGCTCTGGCAATTTCATCTGAGATTCCAAGCTTTGTGAGAACGCCAGCGGCGTCGGTTTGCGCCAGGATTTCGCGGGCAAAAGCGGTAAGATCAGCTAATTCCGCAGCTTTAGATCCAGTGAAATAAGGGAGTTTGTTAGCCGCACCTGTAAGAGCAGCCAGGCCCCCTAAGGCATCACTATTTCCTGCAAAAATTTTATGAAGCGCAACAAGAACCTGAGCCGTATCGCTAGCATCAAGCGCTGTACCGGTTGATTCAACGATATGCGCCAGCTCCTCCTGAATAGCGTTAAAAGCAGCCGCTCGGAGTCGTGTTGCTGCAATGCCACCAGCAACGCTACCGTCTGTATATTTACCGTCTGCTGTTGCAGATGGCTCAACTTGCCCGATTCTGAGCATGATTAATCCTCACTGATAAGTGATAATAATTAAGGTAAATAATTAATTATGAATAACTAAAGATAAGATTCAGATGGGATGGCGCGATCTTATTAATTGCGCATTCAAGTTGCTTGTTACCCCAGGATGCTAATGGGTCACCACAATACGAAGCACCAGATAACGCATATTTAATAGTTGTTCCCGGCGCGTTAATTCGCCAGGTAAAGGGCCACTCATCGCCATTCAACGCATCACCGCACACAGACATCCCACTTATTGCAGGACGAAACTGTGTGATCGTTATGGTGTAACCTAATGCTGCTGCGACACGAATGTAATAGTCTCGATTTAAGCCGCCGGTGCTTATTAATTTAGAGACGACTGAGCGTTGTCTATCACTGATGCCACCTATTTCACCAATAGAGCAGTCATTCGGCAAACCCAGAGAACTCTCCCATTCTGATAGCATGACAGTTGCAGTCGCTGGAAAAGCACCTGTGATGAGATTCACAGCATCGTTATCAGATCGTTGAAAGGAATTACCTAATGCCCGTAAAACGGCAGCTTGTACAGTCTTGCTTGCTCTCGGCCATGCTCTCCCAGTCGGCAACAACGCACCGAGCGCGGTAGCATAATCATTTTGGGAATACAGGCTCATACAAATTTAACCTCACCCAAGACCGGAATCTCACCAATTTTAAAAGTAATATTTGATGATGGAATGTTAAGGATATACCCCTTCGTTCCATCTACGTTACTAATACTTTTATTGATATCGGATAAATCAATTTTCCCGGAACCATCAGGATTCGACTCATCAAAAAACAGGGATGTTAATGCTTCTTTAATACTACTGACGACAGTACTATCAGCATCTTTAATACCTGCTATTTCAAAATTAATAGTTTTCCTGATTGGTGAACAAACAAAAATAATCGCAGTGTCTGTCTGAAGCGGATAGATATGATCGGCTACAGACAACTGATCACCGGATGCCTTCACTGACCCCCACTCCTCAAGCTGTGATATCCCATCAGTTCCAACAGGGAAACCGTCATTAAGATTTCCATCACACATGATGTATACTCCAACCGTCCCTGCGCCATTAAGCCTGCGTTTCACCCAGGCTCGAGTAACCCCAGAAACCTCCAGTGCCCATTTTTTATAATCAGTATCACTTCCCCCCTGTGGAGGCTCTTGCCATGAGAGCAAGCCTCGACTTCGAAAAACCTCTTCATCCTCGATATCAGAGCCGCCTGTAGCGGCTTCTATCAACGTTAATTGAGCCTCAACTCCTGCGATGTTTACATCAAGCGTGAGTACCGTTCCTGCATCTGCATTGCCATTAGCGCCACCACCGGTAACATCATCCGTGACATCAGGCAAAACAGCGGTAATTCCTCCATGCCCTTCCCCGGTATCTTGAATTTTGATTTCCGATGTTACTGTGTACTGATAGCCATCCCCCCTGTTCAAAATCGTTCCGGCGGGAATAATGCGGTTTCCGGCCCCGACAGCTTTCACATCTTTTGATTTAGCGGCGCTGGCGGGTTTCCTGTAGACACGTTTTAAGGCCATCCATCCAGCCAGGTATTCACCAGTTGCCGTGAACGGGTTGGACTGCAGCGCCATATAATCAAGGTAGCCGTAATGCAGGTGGGCCATCCCCGCATCCATATCGGCAACAACCTTTAGGTTGGCAAAACGGAGAAGTGCACCAACGTTTTTTAGTTCGGCCTGAAGAAAATTACGGTTTTCATCTCGTAACTCAGTCAGAGTCTTTCGCTTAAAGGGCATTTTAAAGTTTCTCCCATATCCAGTAGAACCTGCTTTCCTGCCAGTTTTGTCCCGGAGATAAATACCGGATAGTGAGGTTCAAGCGATTTGGCATAACGATTTGGGCAACAGGGACAACGTCATTTACAACACCGTCGTCTTTCAACCATTTAAGGGCTTCCAGCGCGTAGGTTTCAGCTTTGATTGCCACATTCGTCGTTAGCTTTTCCCTCCGTAACAACCAAAGCCGTGAGCCAAGCTGCTGATCTTCACCTGTGTCCCCCCACCAGCCACGACGATCGCTATCTCCATAGTCATCATCAGAACGCGCCAGCCTATCGGTAAAAAGACTGATTAGAATTACCGTTTGAAGGTCATAATCGGTAGATAGCATCCCCGCGCCTTCCTGCCAGTCGGCAATCATTTCATCCACGTTCCAGAAGGAGGCAAAATCACTCATTTAACCTGCTCCTCTGTTTTCTCACTGGTAGCGTCGTCGTTACCCTTCTGAACATTTTTAACTACATGGTCATGATCATTGTGGGCATCACGGAGCTCTTTGAGCGTTCGGGTATTGCTCTCACAGTTGTCTATAATGTCTCCGGTACACTTTAAAACCGGAGTATTTGCCAATATTCCCTCGCTGGCATTTATAGTTACGTTCGTGGCGTTATTTACTTCAACGTCTTTCCCTTTAGCATCAATAAAGACTCCCTTTTCAGTAAGCAACACTTCCAGCGCCCATTTGTTATAGAAGACTGTTTCCCCTTCATTAAGCCCAGTTCGTCTATACCCCTGATGATTTGATGCAATGATTACTGGGCTTGAACGATCACCGCCGATGAAGGCAATAACAACATCAGTACCTACCGGAAGCCCGGAGGAAAAACCGAAGTCAGACATCCGAGGCGCACTGGCAACCTCCAATGGAGTCTGATATTGAGCTTGTTGAATTTCCCCACTGTCTTTCTGAGATGTGATCCGCCCAATCCCCAGCATCCCAGCAATTCGCCCGGCTGCTTTTTTCAAATTCTGGTTCATGTGTTAAACCCTGCTAATTGCTGATAGAAGGCATATGACTGAACAGTGAACGCTTCAGGCGGCATCAGCGTAAGTCGAGCATGCGTTCCGTTGTCGTCCCGCATATAAGTGACCTCAGACAGAAGCATTTCAGTATCAGGAAGGCGTAATGTAGGAAGGTTTACAGGGAGTAATGTATTTGGTTCCCATAGCTTCCCGTCTTTATCTCGCCATGAGTCTATGGTCACGGAAAGCTGTTTGGAGCGCCCATACCGACGGTTCATCTCCCAGTCAATCGCACTCTGCGCTTGCTTAGACGCCATCAATGTACTTTCCACAATAGAAATATGCTTTCGGTAGCGCATTCGAGCTGCTTCAGGGTCTCTCGCCGTCGCAAGGGTCACCGCATCATATGCCGTATCTGGCGCATACCCAGCAATCGAGGAAATTCCCATGGATACGCCGACATAATCAGAAAATCGTTCAGCCATGGAAGTCCTGTAATACGCCTGCTCAACATTCAAACCTTCTGCAATACCGCTGGCCGCGCGACGTATCCCAACACGAGTCAGCAGCAGATTCCCGTCTGGTTGATCGTAGTAGAGTAGAGCCGACCATCTTGCTACACGCTCAATCACTTCCTGTGGTGACTCACCCCAATTGAGCGTAAATTGAGGTGTTTTTACAAGGTCGCTCACGTCAGTTGATACGCTGATGCCGTAATACGATGCGAGCCTGGAAGCTATTTCCAGTGCATTACTTTCATTGATGGCGTTGTTTGGCCACTCAGCGGAGCAATCAACCAGGTCCTGGCATTTACTCCGACCTGTTGCGCGCACTTCATGCCGGGATCGGGAAATTGCTGGTTCCCAGTCATCTACATAACCGGTAACGGCAAGATCATCACCAATGGTGACGGTGCAGGGCATACCTTCTTCAACCAATTGCTTATTATCGCTGCCGGGAAAATAATCCATCAGGCCGAGATCAAAATCTGAAGGAAATCGCTCTATTCCCCTGGTAACCCGGACTGAATCCCAGCCTTCAATGATTTTTCCACCTACCGTCAGGGAAACGACGTCTGGAGTGACCACGCTCCGGTAGACAGTTTCTGTCCTCACGGTGAGGCCTTTTCGAAGGCCTCTGGGCTGACGCCACCGAGGTGGCTGTGGCGTCGGTTACGGTTGTAGAACACTTCAATGTAATCGAAAATATCCGCCCGGGCCATGTCCCGGGTTTTATATATCCGCTTCCTGATGCGCTCTTTTTTGAGTGAACTGAAGAACGATTCTGCCACTGCATTATCCCAGCAGTTTCCGCGACGGCTCATGCTTGGCGCCAGATTGTTGGCCTGGCAGAACCGCTGCCAGTCATCACTGCCATACTGACTACCCTGATCGCTGTGCACAATGACGTTTTCTGAAGGCTTACGCCGCCAGACCGCCATCAGCAACGCATCCAGTGCCAGCTCGCGCGACAGTGTTGGTTTCATCGACCAGCCCACCACATTACGGGCGAAGAGATCGATGACCACTGCCAGATACAGCCAGCCCTGCCAGGTGCGGATATAGGTAATATCTGTTACCCAGACCTGATTGGGCTTTACCACAGTAAATTCACGCTGTACGCGGTTAGGCGCTATCAGTGACGGTCGTCCCCGGGTCCCGCGTGGCACTTTATAACCATGTATGGCCTGTATCCTGTTTTTCCTCATGATTTTGGCGACCCGGTTTCTGCTGCACACTTCACCAATTTCACGAAGATCGCCGTGAATTCGGCGATAACCATAAACCCCACCACTCAGCGTATAGGAGTCGCGGATGAGCGCCAGCAGTCGCTGGTTATCCTTTTCTCCGGCAGATACAGGGTTATGGAGCCAGACATAAAATCCGGCACGGGCAACCTTGAGAACCCGACACATTGTAACGATCGACCAGATTTCACGGTGATCGTTGATAAAGCGGTACTTCAGTCGGGCTCCCTTGCAAAGTACCGCGCTGCCTTTTTCAGAATATCCCGTTCTTCCTCAGTGCGTTTAAGCTGCGCTTTCAGCCTGAGAATTTCTGTTCTGGCATCCAGTAAGTCCTGTGCCTGTTGCCCATTGTTGTCAGGCTTAACAGCGCGGAGCCATTTATAAAGACTGTGCGCCGAAACGCCGAGTCGTTCAGATACTTCAGCGATGGAATAGCCCCGCTCGGTGATTTGGCGGACAGCTTCTTCCTTAAATTCAGGGGTAAAACGTGGTGTGCCCATAGACTCCTCCTATGCTCAAACTATAGGGCAGATTTGTCTACGGGCTCGGGGGCACTCCAACTATAGGGCAGATTTGTCTACGGGCTCGGGGGCACTCCAACGCACACAGGTGATGACCGACGGCGAAGTGCAGGCGGCCACGCAGCGCGACGCACTGATTAAACACATTGTTGAATCCTACGGCGTGGAGCTGCCGGACATGCAGCGCAGCACGCTGGAACGCCGCATCACAGATCCTGATTTGCCGCCGGCGGTAAAAGAGCTACTGGCTATCCGCCTGCAGGCCAGCACCACCAGCACCAGTAAGTACAAATCGCTGATGAAAGGCGTGAGCAGTGACGGTCGTCTGCGCGGCACGCTGCAGTTCTGCGGCGCATCGCGAACCGGGCGCTGGGCCGGGCGATTATTCCAGCCGCAGAACCTGCCCCGCCCTTCGCTTGAGCAGGACCAGATAGACGAGGGCATCGAGGCGCTGAAAGCCGGATGCGCCGATCTGCTGTTCGATAACATCATGGAGCTGACCAGCTCGGCGCTGCGCGGCTGCATCATGGCTCCGGAAGGCAAAAAGCTGGTGGTCAGCGACCTGTCGAACATCGAAGGGCGAAAACTTGCCTGGCTTGCCGGCGAGCAGTGGAAACTGGACGCGTTCCTGGAATACGACCAGGGGACCGGGCCGGACCTGTATAAACTGGCCTACGCCCGCGCCTTCAATATCTCGCCGGACGGTGTGGATAAATACCAGCGTCAGATCGGCAAGGTGATGGAGCTGGGCCTCGGCTTCGGCGGTGGCGTTGCGGCGTTCCTGACATTCGCCCTGGTCTACGGGCTTGACCTCGACGAGCTGGCGAACGCTGCGCTGCCGAATATCCCCCGCGATGTTATCCGCGAGGCGAAAAGCTGGTATGACGAATCCGTTAAGCGTAAGTCGACCTACGGCCTGTCGGAGCGCGTCTTTATCGCCTGCGACTCGCTTAAACGTCTGTGGCGCAGAGCGCACCCGGCGACCTGCGATTTCTGGTACGAGCTGGAGCGCACTGTCCGCACCGCCATCGCTACACCCAAAAAGACGCTGTACTGCGGTTATCTGAAAGTCCGCCGTGATGGTGCATGGCTGCGCATACAGCTGCCGTCCGGGCGCGCACTCTGCTACCCGTCCCCGTCAATCGAGAAGGGAAACATCACCTATCAGGGCGTTAACTCCTACTCGCGCAAATGGCAGCGGCTCAAAACGTACGGCGGAAAGCTGGTGGAAAACGTCACACAGGCGGCCGCCCGTGACGTTCTGGCCGGAAACATGCCGCTGATCGAGGACGCCGGTTACAGCATTGTGCTGACGGTACACGACGAAGTTATTTGCGAAGCACCGGACACCGACGATTTTAACGATGAAGCGCTTTCTGCACTGCTCTCCACTAACCCCGAATGGGCGCCCGATATCCCGCTGAACGCTGGCGGCTTTGAGGCGTACCACTACCGTAAGGACTAATCGCTATGGCACAAGGCAACGTAGAAAATTTCGCAATCATTGTGTTAGTCAACGGCCGCACATCACAGGTCGAACTAACCACATCGCAAAAACGTTTGTTCGCAAAATTAACACTCGGCGCGCTAAATGATAGCGGCCCACTGAAACTTATGCCAATCGACGACATGGTCCAGTTACAACCCGACACCGAAGCATTTTCAGACGGAGGTCCGCTATGAAATACATTTTTATGGTCATGGACAGTCGAGCGCAGCTCGATATAGACAGCGCCGCAATCCTGGAATGCTGCGGCGATAAACAACCTTCATGGCGCACCCTGCGCAGAGACTGGGGCGATCAGGGTGCAGTTCTGGTCCGCTTCCGTCTGGTTAACAGCGATATGGCTACCGACCCCGAGGTTGTCGGCACCATCAACTGAGGTATCCCCTATGTCATTCGAAAAACACGACAGCCCGTTGTATTTCCGGTCTGCAAGAGAGGCTATGCGCCTTGAGCAGGCTGGCGAGTACGACCGGGCGGCAAAGGTATGGGCGAAAGCGAATCGGGAATCACGCAACCCGGCAAACCAGCAGTGGAGCGATAACCGCGCTGACTTCTGCACCATGCAAAACATCCGTAGCAAGCGTAAAGAGGTGGGCGTGTAAATGAATGAAGTAACAGTTCTCGACATGTGTTGCGGCTCGCGCATGTTCTGGTTCAACAAACAGGACACTCGCGCCGTGTTCGCTGATATCCGCGCCGAAGCGCATACCCTGTGCGATGGTCGTCGCCTGGTTATCAGTCCAGACCTCATTGCCGACTTCCGCGCGTTGCCGTTTGCAGACGAGTCGTTTCCTGTCGTGGTATTTGATCCGCCACACCTGGAGCGTGTGGGCCAGTCTGCCTGGATTGGTAAAAAATACGGGCGCCTGAATAAAAAAACGTGGCGTTCTGACCTCCGCGCCGGATTCAAAGAGGCGTTTCGGGTGCTGCGGCCACACGGCGTACTCATATTTAAATGGAACGAAACGCAGATTCCGGTAAGCCAGATTCTGGCGCTGACGGACGTAAAACCAATTATTGGCCAGCGCACCGGAAAAGGTGACAAAACCCACTGGATTATCTTTGTGAAGGAAGCTGAATAGTTATGGCCTACGAACGTGAAAACCTCATCGAAAAGCACCTCGTCGCCGAAGTGAAAAAGGCTGGCGGTGTGGCTTATAAGTTTATATCGCCTGGTCGCCGTTCGGTTCCGGATCGCATTGTTCTGTTACCTGGCGGTCGTCTCGTTTTCGTTGAATGCAAAGCACCCGGTAAAGCCCCGCGCGCCGATCAGGTGCGCGAACATGAACGGCTGCGCGCGCTGGGCTTTAGCGTGGTGGTGCTGGATAGCAAAAATTTGGAGGGGATATTATTTAGTCCAAATTGCTAATCAAAAGTTTAATCTTTGCACATAATTTAATGGCATCCCCAAGCAGTTTAAAGTTATCTCTGCCAGAGTTGTTTATAATACTATTCTCCATTGATGTTTTTATTTGCATCAGATCATTAAATGAATTCTTAATTTCACCACCATCATCTATTACTGAAACTAAAGCCTGCATCATTGCCATCGAACTCCGATGTTCAAAGCCTAAATCTTTCGCGTATACAATAGTAGATGAACCGGATAGTTGTTGAAGAAAATCAATCTCTTGATCGAGAAATACAAACACCTTGTCGCTTACAAATTTATTCACGAACTCAGACTTTCTTTTGTTCCTTTCTAGAACCAAGGCATTTCTATGTGAATTACGTTGTAAATAAAAAGCAATAACACCAGTAATAATTGCTCCGATTACAGCTCCAAGAAGTGAAGTAACCCAACCAGGTAAAGCTTCAACTACCGGCTCAGAAAGCTTAGCGCAATAAACAGCAATCACGAAACACACCTTTGCGTCAATTTGAAGGTATTAGTATGCCACTGAATAAAAAACAATTCACTCCTCGCCCCTACCAAGATCTAATTATCAACCACGAAATAGATATCCGACGCTGCAACATCTGGGCGGGCATGGGCATGGGTAAAACCGTGGCGACGCTCACCACGCTGGAAGATCTCTTCATGGCGGGAGCGGAAACACAGCCCGCGCTTGTCCTTGCGCCGCTGCGCGTGGCCGCCAGTACCTGGCCGGATGAAGCGGTGAAATGGGGACATCTGCGAAATATCGAAGTGCAGCCGATTATCGGTAGTGCCAAAGCGCGCGCTGCAGCGCTGGCGAACAGCAACACCAGCGTGTTCACCATCAACTACGACAATCTGGTGTGGCTGGTTGAAACGCTGGGTGACGGCTGGCCGTTCGGTACCGTGATTGCAGATGAAAGCACCAGGCTGAAATCCTTCCGGCTGCGCGGTGGCGGTAAGCGCGCGGCGGCACTGGGCAAAGTGGCACATAAACACGTCCGGCGCTGGATGAACCTCACGGGTACGCCAGCACCAAACGGCCTTATAGATTTGTGGGGGCAGGCGTGGTTTGTGGATCAGGGGCAGCGTCTCGGGCGCACTTACGGCGCGTTTACCTCCCGCTGGTTCAACTCAATACAGTTTCCGGGGCAAAGCTGGACGAAGCTGGAGCCGTTCGCACACTCGCAGGACGAGATACAGCGCGCGCTGGCAGACGTCACTGTCTCCCTTGATGCTGCCGACTGGTTTGATATCCAGGAACCCATCCATAACGTCATCCGCGTGGATATGCCACCAAAGGCCCGCCAGCAGTATCACGAAATGGAAAAAGAAATGTTCCTTGAGCTGAACGGCGAAGGCATCGAAGCACCGAACGCTGCGGCAAAAACGGTGAAGTGTCTGCAAATTGCCAGCGGCGCGGTATATACCGACGACGCCGGGAACTGGTCAGAACTGCATGATGCCAAGCTACAGGCGCTGGACAGCATACTGACCGAAGCAGCCGGCGCGCCAGTGCTGGTTGCCTACCACTGGAAACACGACCTAGATCGGCTGTGCAAGGCATTTCCTCGCGGTCGTCACCTTGACCAGTACCCGCAGACGCTGCGTGACTGGAACGCCGGAAAAATCCCGATCCTGTTCGCGCATCCGGCCAGCGCAGGCCACGGCCTCAACATGCAGGACGGTGGAAACATTCTGGTGTTTTTCTCGCACTGGTGGGATCTGGAGCAGTACCAGCAAATTATCGAACGCATCGGGCCGACCCGGCAGATTCAGGCCGGACACAACCGCCCGGTGTTCATCCACCACATTATCGCTGCCGACACTATGGACGAAATGGTGATGGAGCGGCGTAACTCAAAACGAACAGTGCAGGACATCCTGCTCGATGCCATGAAAAAGAGAGGTATAGCATGAGCGAGCAACCCGACGATCTGCTCACTCCGGACGAGGTATGCCAGAAACTGGGGATTACGCAAAAAACATTATGTAAATGGAATACAGAACACCGGCACCGTTCTACACTGGCCCCTGTAAAATTTAGCGCTAAAGTCGTTCGCTATGAGCGCCGTAACGTAGAGGCCTTTATCCAGAAATGTCGGAGCCAGTATTAACCCCGTCGTCTTAGCAGCGCAACCTGCGCGAGTATGCTTCGCTCATGAGCCTCAAATGCTTCGCGCTTTAACGCAATCTCTTCCTGCAAAATCTCATCTGAAAAGTCGTAGTGTTCTGCCATCGGGTCATCAGACTTGCTGGAATGGTGAAGGCACAAGAGGCTTACTTCCCTTCTATCTGATCGGGAGTAACCTCTTTACCTTCATCAGGGCAATAACATTGCTCTTAAGGAATTTACGGCACATCGTATTAAATGCCCCCTCTTTCCCTTTTATTGTCCCATCATGCTTCATACCCTTTACCGCCCCTTCCGGGCTGTATGTTTTCACCAGTTTATCCAGTGATCGTTTTGAAAATGCTTGCATAGGGTCGCGCGGCTGCAAGAACACATAATCTTTATTGCATTCAGGAACTGAATCGCGCCAGGCTTTCTGCTCGTCGATAATCCGCCTGATCTCTGGCGTTATCGGCAGGCGGAAAGCCTTTTGTGTTTTCATCGCCCCGCGCATACCGATCACGCCTTCTGGATAAACGATTTCATCTGCATCCTCGTTGACGTAATCCCAGCGCAAGTTATTAATGTTTATCGGGCGAACGCCAGTAATAATCATGAATCTAACGGCATTTTTCTGGTGTATAGAGGTGCAGGCAGCCACATTGAGCCAAAGGCGGGCGATTGATTCAATATCCGTAAATAGTCGCGTTGGGGTTGGTTTCTGCACACGAGAAGAAACATAATCATCTGGCAAACTGGCGGCAATGTTACGCCCATTGCAAAGTGTAGGAGCACAAAATTTCCAGAACCGACGAAGCTCACCAAATAACTCTAACGCGTTATTATTGGAACGTGTTGCGATCCACTCATCCAGAACATCCACCAGCCGACTGTAAGTCACATCACTGAATACTTCACGCTCTCCGAACGTTGCTTTGATTCTGTCGATACGTACCCCATAGGTAGTGAAGCTATCAGGACTCAACTTCTGCCTGTCTACTTTTGCTTTAAGGTCTTCACGGTACATTTCCAAAGCTGCGTGGACAGATTCAGCACGTAACCCCCCCTCTGCCATTTCTGATGCTTTCTCTCTGGCTATTTGAATTGCGAGTTCCGGCCATTCGCCAAGTTTTTTACCTTTCAGCCCCATCTTTTTAGGGAACTCAGCGTAAAATGTCACCTTACCTGCTTTACTAAAATCAATGCGGAGATAATTTTCTTTTTCGTATTTGGAACGGCGGGCGACGCCGGAGGCTGAGAGGATAATTTTGGCGGCAGCAACACAGATTTTCATGTGTGAGCTGGTATAGGGGGGTTTACAGGCATCCCACTTTTCAGACGCGGCTAAAACATCGTCATTATTGGGGCTATCCGGTTTATGTGTTACAGTGCGCGGCATTCTCAATCCTTATCTGCGAAGGCATAGAAAACAAGCTCACACATGCAGGTCTTTTCAGCGTGACAAAATGCAATGTGTTGCGGCTTTGTGTTACTGGACTGAGTTTATCAGGGTTAAATACACTGTATCAACATACAGTAAGTAAATAATAGAGAGTGATAGAGAAACTCTTTAACTTGCTGATTTTAAAATGATTTAACGGTAATTCATTGAAATGTCTTTACTAATTACTAAACGCTGTATCAATTGCGATATGTGCGAGCCCGAATGCCCGAATGAGGCGATTTCAATGGGCGACAGCATTTACGAGATTAACAGCGACAAATGCACCGAGTGTGTAGGTCATTACGAAACGCCAACCTGCCAGAAAGTCTGCCCGATCCCCAATACGATTTTGCAAGATCCCGCCCATGTCGAAACCGAAGAGCAGTTGTGGGATAAGTTTGTCCTGATGCATCATGCAGATAAACTCCAGGTCGAATAA